TCATCGGGCGGCACGGCAGCGAACAGCGTGGCCATCACGGCATGGCCAGGGTCAATCGACACGTACCTCGTCCAGTCAGATGGGATCTGGCCGTCTGGCAATTCATTGCGCCCCATCATGTGGACTGACGCATTGAACGTCGGGTACATGAGCGTGGACTGGGTTGTGAACTCACCCTCGGCCCGCATCTTCAGTTCGTCTTGCCCCAGAGCCGCCCACCGCTCCAGGTTCTTCTGCTTCTCCTCGTCGTCAATGGCCTTGTTGTCCAGGAATCGGAGGACGAACTTTTTGATGATTGGGTTTTCTTCGCCTCGCTCCTCCGCCTTCTCAGCCCGCTCGCACAGGCCGATCAGGGCATCGTTCTTGGAGTGCGGCATGGCCGACCAGATGAAGCGGCCCTTCCGGTCTGCAAGCCGGGCCTGCATCTCACCGACCCATGCCTCATTGTTGAGATCCTCATCTAGCCAGCAAAGATCCGTTTTGAACCCCTGCGGCGGCTCGCCTTCTGATGAGAAGCAGTAGATCGTCCAGCCGTTGGTCAGCTCGGCCTTGTTGAGGTAGTGGGCATTCTTCTGCACCCAGGACATTTCCTTAATCATCCGGGGCGGGATCAGTGGCGGCGCAGGCTTGGCGAGGTGCTTGCGATGATCGTCATCGCCGTACCGAAATGCCCGCCATGCCCCAGTCTTCTCGTCACGGATGATTTTGAAGGCGTCTGGGCGAAAGAGTAGCTTGTAGATCACCATGCCGATGTGCTGCCAATTCCGGCCTACGATGACCAACGTGCCGTCTTCCTTGGGGTACTTGCCGTACGGGTCTTGCCCGGTAACGGCACGCGCGGCCTCCACGGCGACACACAGAGACTTGCCGGCCCGGTTGCCACCCAGGACGATTCGTTCACTGGCCATGCACCTGTGAATCTCGTCCTGCTTCGGCATGGGCTCATACAGACGCAGGGCCTCCAGGCGGCGCTCCGCAAGCGCGGCCTGAACGTCCTTCATCTGCGTCAGGGCATGCTGCGTCAGCCCACCGATGGGCTCGGCGTCAGGCTTCTGGGGAGGCGGGATTTTTGGATGCTTTCGCACGTTCGTTCATCTGCTGAATCGTTGGAGACGACCACTCGCCACACCAGCTTGCGCTTCTAGTGACGGGGAAACAGTCATCGTCATCCGTTTGGACGGTCGGTGGATATCTCCGACACAGGCCGTTGCTCTGGTAAATGAATTCCCACCACCGGCAGGTTTGGCACACTTGTTCCATCAATCACCTCAACCTTCTGAATGTTCATGGCGGCCTCCAAGACTTGGCGTCTCAGTTCGGCCTCCAGCTCTTCTTCGCTCATCAACTCCAGCGGCTTCTTGGCACCGCCCATGGCAGTGTTGCCGACCACCAGGCGGACCACGGAGTCCAGCATCTTGGTGCGAAACGCTCCGCCAACGGGGGCGTCGTAGAACTGCTTCATGTAGGCGTTGGCAAACCCACGCACCCCGCCGAAGTACTCCATGATGATTTCCAGGAGTTCGGAGGAGTGCGGGATGTTGGCCCCGCCCAGCCGGGACGCCTTAATGAAGGAGTCCACGGCGGACTTCTCAATCCGCGCCAGCCGCTTGTTGCGGACCTGCTTCCGCTCGCCCTTCATCTTGTCGTTGCGGCACTTGCGGCAACGGGCATGCAGGCCGTCCTTGGACTTGTGGAAGTTCTCCGCTGTGGCCGGGTACGAAGTTCCGCAGCCGATGCAAGTCTTGTATTCAGACACTACTGGACCACACCGTGCCTTGCGTCTGGAAGTCTTTGAACTGTTCCCGCACAGCCTGCGTCACGCCATGGAACAGGCCGTAGTCATGGCCAGCCACCACATGCATGGCCAGCGGTCGCCAGAGCGCAATGTCTGCCATCACAGAGTCGTAATCATGCTCGGCGTCGATGTAGACGATGTCGAACCTCTCGCCCATGCCAGCGAAATGCTCCGCCGCGTCCCGGGAACTGCCACGGAAATATCGGAGCTTTCCCGCTGACGAAGCCTGCTTGGTGTTCGCCAGGAACGTCTTAAAGGCTGTGGCCGCATCGACGCCTTTGGTCCCGCTGTCGTTCTTGTTGCCTTCCCAGTGGTCGATGCACGTTACCGTCGCACCAGCCTCCACCATGATCAGCGCGGACCTTCCGGCCCATGAGCCGATCTCGGCCACCTTCGGCGCACGGCCATGTTTGGCGATGAAGTCCCTGACGATCTTGCGAATGGCATCGGCGTCCGTTGTGTGGAGATCCATGCCCAGTCCATTGAACGGCACGGCCTCCAGCCACTTCGGGGTCGGCAGATCGATCAGCTTGGTGCCAGAGTCAACCTTGGCGTCCCAGCAGTCCTTCAGCTTGGAACTCACGCTCTTGGCGTCGATCACCTGCGGCTTGCTGACGCACTTCGGCTTCCAGTGCCCCGCCCAGGCGTCCCAGTTGCAGTAGACGGGACTGTATCCAAGTTTCTGGGTGCCAACGAGCGACAAGTCCCGCGTCTGCGTAACGTCCTCAGTGGACGCCTTCTCAGAGGCGTACCTGTCCTTCCACTCATAGTAGAACCAAGGCTTGTCGTTGTCGGCCTTCGGCTCCGTGAGATCGAAGCACCGCATGTCGTACATGATCAGGCCGGTCGGCAGGGCGGCGCATTCCTGAATCCCGGCCAGCTTCACGGCCGTGTGCCGGTCGTACATCTCCAGTTGGAAGTCTGGGTTCGGGTTCTCCGATGCCCAGTTATTCCAGCGGAAGACATACACACACTCCACGGGCGGAGGCCCGCAGTACGGGGCACCGATGCAGCATGGCCCCTTGTGGTAGTGATCAACCAGGAAGTCGAAGCTGCTTTTGAAGAACGGCTTGGCGTCCGGCTGGCCTGCGAGGATGTCAGGCTTCATGTCGCTATCGACCATCACCAGGACATCGACGCCATGCTCACGGGCCATAAGAACGGCCCGGTTGCGGGTCATGGTGATCGGCGTGTCGGCCAGGTTCCACACGCGGATACCGGCCACCCGCTCGTCCTTGGACATCTCCAACACCGTGGGCAGCATCCACTCACGGATGTCAGGCACCTCAGAGGAGATGCCACCGTTACCTCCGTAGGAGAACGTAACGATGCCGACCTGGAACTTCTGCTGCATGTGTCACCTCGGGGGGTAGGTAGACAATTGTACAGGTTTGTCAATGAGCCTGCAAGCAGATCACGCCCATCACATCCGCTGGATACCGGGCCCGATAATGCGCGGATTGGGATTCAGGCGTCGATGCTGTTCCAGCCACCCGGCCGTACTCAGATCGCGGCGTGGGGCAGCCGGTGGCTGACTGGGAGACTGGGTCTGCTGGCCTGGTCGCTGCGGCAGCACTGGCTGAAGCTGCCGGGACGGGCCAGCGGACGGGTACGGTGTGTTTGCATTGCTTGCTGACCCACTAGCGGGGGGTACCAGCGTCAGAACGGGTGCCTGGCGGCCACCAGCCTGCCCTCCAGTGGTCGGCATGCCCGGGTCTGGCTGCCGATTTCGACGGGCTCCGGACAGCCGATTTGCGTATTCCTGCGGCAGATGGGCGGTTGGATTTCTCCAGTCGTACCAAGCAGGCATGACGGCCGCGCCGACCAACGGGGCGCGCGGCTGCGATCCAGCGGCAGGCTGCGCGGGCTGTTGTTGAGCGAACGGATTCTGGTAGCCGTTCTGAACCATCCGCCCGGCCTGCGACCACATCCGGTTGGGGTTGAACTGCATCGGCTGGCCCCAAGATGCTGGCGGAGCGCCCCGGCCGCCGTACACGCCACCCGTGGCCATGGAGCGACCGGCCTGGTCGTTGGCCGACTGAATGAATGCGTCCCGCTGCCGATAGAACTGGTTGGGTTCCATCTGGCCCCACGGCGTCGTCATCTGCTGCGTGAATCCAGGGGCCCCGTATGGCGTTCCCTGCGACTGTGGCTGGATCGACTGGGCAGAGCCAGGAGTTGATGGCGTGTTGGTCGTATAGCCGCGCGCCAAAGGTCCGTCTCGGAAGATCAGGCTCATCAGCTCTCCTCCACTATGTCGTCAACGCCGGTGCCGGTGTCCTGCAGCATCCGCAGCCGCAGCATGTCCATGAGCGGCTGGTCGCCACGCACCTCGGCAATGAGCTGGCGCAGGTAGTCCAGGTTCTGAATGGCAGGATCGTTCATGTCGGTTTCCAGGAAATGGAAAAGCCTCTGACCAAGTTGCCCTGGTCAGAGGCCCCCCCTAGCCCCAAACAGGGCATAACTCAATACCGGGTCTGCATGATCGCCAGGACGCTGCTGCCCGTCGTCGCACCGACGCTGCACGCGCGGCCCAGGACGCCAAGGCCGTTGTTCCCGGCGCCGGTCGTCGCAGCACCAACGGACGAGGGCGTCACGCGGCCCGCGGTCGTCGCACCGCTGGTGGCAGCCGTGATGCAGGCCAGACGGTCGCCCACAGCCACATCCGTACCGGACAGGGCCACGGCCACCTCAGTGGGTCCGCTCACGGTCACCCAGCACACATCCTTGTCCGCCACGCCCGTGGCAGGCAGATACTCGTCCACCACACCGACACGCTCCTCGTTCGTCACGGCCGAGTAGCCGTCAACGTGCGAGAACACCGCCGTGCCAGCCGTGCCCACGGCAAACCGCACTACCCGCTTGGGAAGCAGCGCGGCGCCAGAGGCATTGCGAACGGCCACGCAGGTCTTAATGCGGCCCGAGCGCACCTTGCCGGTGGTCGGATCCACATCAGGGAACTGCTTAACCACACCAACCCAGGTCTTGCCGTCATCGTTGGAACTGACGCCCAGCGTCTGACCAAGTGCGAACGGCGGATCGATCAGAAGACTCATGTGTCACTTACTCCTTGGTTCAGACAACGAGCTTAAAGAAGTTCCTCGGGCTCTTAAATTTAAGGTTGCCGAGGGTGGAAACCACATAACGGTACTGCTGCGTGATTTCGTCGTAGAACGGTCCCTCACTGGTCAGGAGCTGGCCTTCCATGCACAGCAGCTCCACGTTGCCGGTGGCCAGGCCGTAGCCCACACCAGCCGGAACGCTGACCTCAGAGCCGACCTCCACGCCGTCGAACTCAAACACATCCGTGAAGCCGTAGCTCCGCAGACCGTTGGTCCGGCTGACGATCACGCGCTCCTTGGTGTCCAGCGTGTTGAGGAAGTCGATGTACAGACGCCGGTCCAGGAGGACCATGTCGATCTGGTCCTCCTTCGTATCGTTCCGGCGGGTCTGATGGATCGCCTCACGCAGGGCCTTGGCACAGTTGTCCTTCCAGGTCGAAGCCCCGAAGTACGAACTGTCGGCGTTCACAATCACCGGGCTGAAGAAGTCGAACTCAGGATCGACATCGCCGTTCGGCCACATCGACACGCCGTCCGCCGAACCGCCGTACGCACCAAGGACGGTCGAAAGACCGGCGTAGGTGTCGTTCGGGTAGTAGAACGGGTCAGCCGGGTTGGCCGAGCCGCGGTCTGTAGCACCAGCAACCGTGGAGTTGATGGTGTTTGCCGCGCCCATGAACGACTCAATGCCGTGGAACCGCAGCTCGTTACCGGCGGCGTAACCGTCCTGGACCCACTCCTTGGCAAGATACTGTTCCATGCTGGTAACAAGCCGACTCGCCATTTTCCCGGCAACATTAACCAGGGCCTGGGCGCTACGGTTCTCCAGCATTTCCTTCTTGTAGATGGCGTCCGTGACCTGCGCGCCACGGTACTCCAACTCCAGCTTCTTCCACAGATTCTCTCTGCTGAAGCTGCGAGGAGTCTCACCATTGTTACCAGACGGGTTATGGTTACGGTATTGGATTTCCCAGTCGAAGCCCCTGCCTGACATGTTGGTACGGATCTGGCCCGCACCTTCCAGGGCAGCGTAGAACTTAAACTTCCGCAACGACGCGATCTCTTCCTCCCGAAGGTGGTTGACAATCGTCGTTGCAATGGAACGAGCCCAGTCGGTCGAACTGCTCATCAGATCACTCCATCGTTAACGAGTTGGCCGCGAAGCCTCTCTTCAAAAGACATCCGCTGGCGGGGTGCCCGCGGCTCAGTGGTTCCTGCACTGCGATTCGGGGTTCGGGTGGCACGTTCCCGGAGGAACTGCATGTTGCTCTCCGCCACTGGGTCCGCCGGGGCGGGTGCCTGCGGGGCTACAGGCTCGGCGTAACCCTGCCCCATTTGCGGAGCGGGTTGCTGCATCTGCTGGTAGCGGATGTTCAGCAGGTCACGCTGGAGCATGCCGGTGGCAAACTTCCAGCGGGCGTCGGGCGACTGGATGCCGAACTCAGCGGCCTGCTGGATGTACGCCTGGATGGCCTGGCCCTCGCGGGTCACGTTGCCCTGCTCGTCGTACAGCCAGTCCGAGTTCTGGCGCTCCAGATCCTGAACGTAGTTCTTCGCCTGATACTGGCCCAGGTGCTGTTCGACCAGCTCCTTGGCCTTCTGCATCGCAACGTCTTCGATGAACGGCTTCAGCGTGTTCTCAGGATCCGTGACGAACTTGCGGGCGAAGTTCGCCGTGTAGTCCTGGTACTTCCGCAGGGCCTGCTGTGCCTCATAGGGGGCGTTGGGGTCGATGACCTCCTTGCCCGTCTGCGGATCGCGGATGATGTAGGACTTGTAGCTCTCTTCAACCGAGGGAGGCGCCCACCACTTCGGCTTCTCTGCAGGCTTGGGCTGGGCGGCCTCACGCTGGGCGGCCTGCCACTTCTCATACTCCGACTTGTTGCGGAGGTATTCGTTGGCCTGCGGGATCAGGTTCTGGTACTGATTCAGAACCCGCTGGCTCTCCAGGTAGCCCTGCTTGGATCGGTACAGATCCTGGGCAATGGCGAGGTCGTCCTGCCCGGCAAATTCTGGCAGGTGGCGGAACGCTTCGTACGGAGACGAGAAGCCGGACGACGGCGACTCATGGCCAGCGTCAACGGGAGCGGCAGCCTCGGGGGCCTCGCTTACCGGCGCTTCGTTAACAATTTCGTCCGACATAAACCTCAGTGCCTCGGGGGGAAGGGCTACAGAAGGTTTATTGCACTGCGGGACTGACTTTTGTTACGGGCGGCGTTACGAACCCTCGGTCGTTGCGCACAAGTGCCGAGGTTTTGTCACTCCACCTCAACCGGCGACTCGGTTTCCATCCACACCCTGGCCCCGCATGACAGCGGGTGGTCGGGCTCATGCCGTAAGATGCACGGCCCGTTAATTCTTACCGAATGGCCGTACTGGTTGTCTCTGTAGGTCTTGGCCGTCAGCACGGGATTCCGCTCGCCAGTCTTCTGGTTTTTGCGGATGACATGCTGGTTAACGTGGATGATGTGTTTCATTCTTCCATTGTAGCGCCAGCCGCGCCGGCTGCCACAGGAACCGGCGCCATCACACCGTACTTGCGAAGAATGCGGATGGAGTCTTCGGTGCCGGGGAACGAAACAAAATTCCGCGTTCCTTGGCCCTCGTTGCGAGATAGCTGATCCAAGTATTTGATGCCGGGAATTCCTGCATCCAGAAGCCGTCGCGAAGCTGCTGCCTCATAGCCACCCGGGTACGTATGCCCCCTGGCTATAGCCCGGTAGATTTGCTCTCCCGTTGGGATCTCTCCATACGGCGCCAGCTTCGGCGCCAGCTCCGGCTCCCATGAGGATCTCATCTGATTTAGCACACGCTGCACCTCTGCGGACTGGTTTGCAAAGTTGGCGTCCCAGTCCAAAAGCGTGCGCGGATCTTGTCGTATCTCTAGTTCGTACACATTCCCTGGCCGTCTTCCGACTACGCCTTCATACTCTCTCGGGACTGGCAGGCTGCGATGCAAGTGCTGGAAAGGGACGGCGCCCAGTTCACTCCAGTTGCTTTCGTTGGCATCCCACATCCGCGTTATATTTTGAGGCGATACTCCGCCGGCATCGCGCGCAGGCCCTTGGACGTAGATCAAATTGCCTTTTGCGTCCACGGCAGACAAGTCGGCCACAGGCTGGCCGTTTTCTCGCCAAGACGCAAGCACGCGCCACTTCTCCCCGCTTCGCAGTGGAGGCAGCGTCATAATGTCGGCGGGATCTAATTCGCGCCCTTCCGAAAAAAACTGGCTAAAGTTTCGGTCCAAGCCAACCGCGTCTCGGTAGTACTCGGCCACCTTTGGGCTCTCCGCAGAGTAGAAGCCATGCCCCTCGTCTGCGGTGCCCTCACCGCGACCTATCTTGCGCATGTCCACGCGATCAAAGTCATACGGGCTCCCGTGATACGCACGGATGTACTTCGCATCCGGCGCCTGACCACTCACTGCCCGTAGCACTGACTCCAGGCGATCCAGCTTCCCCATGCCTAGCGAGACTCCTTGCTACCTGGCCACTGGAGCATTGCGAAGACGGCGGATGACATCCCCGTACTGGTCAACCAGGTGTGCAGGCACACCGCTGCCGTACCGCATCGCATCCAGGCCGCGAGCAAGACCGGCGGCCTTGCCAGCCCGCATAGCAGCAGAAGCCTTCCCGGCAGCGGCAAGTGGAATCGGTAGTGCCATGTACGTTTCTGGATCAGTTAGCAAATCTAGTGCGAGGATATTCCCGTCTGATATGCCAAGCTCACTGGCATCCTTTCGCCAATCATCCGGAGAGTCCGGTGTTCCGGCGGCGGCGGGCCAGTACACCGTGGACAGCGGAGCCCGTGCCGCCAGCTCGGCAGCCTTCCATCCGTCCCCGCTCCCAGCGGCCTGGGCAGCCTTAATCAGCGTGTCCCGTGGACGCATGCCAGTCTCAAATACCGCCTTGTACGCTGGCGCAACTGTGTAATCCCACGCCTTTTGGCGGTCGCGGTCCCATTCTGTCTCCACCTGCGGAGTATCAACCTCCTGAAGTGCTTGCATGCGGATCTCTCTTGGATCCACCACCGTGCCGCGGCTGGGAGAGTAGACGGGCTCCCGGGGCATCAACTTCCACAGCGGGCTATTGCGCAAGTCTTCGACGCTTTTGTCACGCCGCTGCTTGTCGGCCATACGCTCACGTTGCGTCCCGCCGAAGTACTCGCCCCATGTTTCGGCCATTACTGATTCAGCCTTTCGATCAGGTCGTCATCGGACATGATTCCTGCCCCTACGGCGGCGCCAACACCACCTTCTATGAGGCGGCGGCGCATCTCGTCGGACATGATGTAGCGACGTGATACTGGCGCGATCGGCGTCGGTTTGGCAACAGCCTTCTGGTTAACGTAATGCAGTTGTTGCGCGGCAGCGCCAGGAGCCTCAAACAAGGCGCGGCTGGTGATCGCCTGCGCCTCTTGTGGTGTGTACCCAAGCTGCGATAGACGTTCGTACATATCCGCCGCCGCCTGCTCTTGGCTACGGCCGTAGTTGCCCCACCCGCCAAACTCTTGGTAAACCCTGTCGCTATCCAGCGAATCCAGGTTTGCATGAATCATCTCAGAGTAGTTTTTCCAAAACTCCCTCCCCACAAACTGATCGCCCTGCGAGGTGGGCATTGCTTTGACTGTTTCGCGGATTTCTTGGCGTCCTGGCCAATCCACTCTCTCAACGCTTTCTGGAGCAGCAAACGCATCAGTGCCGTCCACCATTCCGCCCATCTTCCTCCCCAGCCGCTCCTGCTGACCAACCGCCACCTTCCCGTATGCATGCTCATAGTTGTCGATATTGCCGCCGACCTTATCGGCTATCGCTCTCGGGCTGGCGATCTCAACGCCACGCAGCCCGTTCTGTGCGGCGTACAGATTCAGCCGCTTCAGAAGCAGTTCTAGCGATGCGTCCTCTAGCGGAAATGGGACGGCCTGTTTGTTCGGATCATTTACCCAATTCCATTCGCCGTCGTCGCTCATCTGAACGACATACCCCTGCTCCTGCACGCGGTCCAAGTAGGCCGAGTCTGACTCGCTTGGCAACTGCGGCGGCGGCCCCTTGTGGCTGGCTATCGCCTCTCGCACCTTTCGGTTGTGAATCCCCAGGTCCGACTGGAGTTCGTTGATCCGCAGGAAACCATCATGGACATCGAAGCGGGCGTGGGCGGCCCCGCCGCCTGTTAATGCATCTCGCACCTCTGGCGACATTGCGCGGCCTTTCATGGCCGGATAGTCTTTGTGAAAGTGATGCGTGACATCACGCCCCCACCCTGCCTGCCTTGCCTCCGGGCTTAAGAGAACAATTTCTCCGTACTGATCCCCGCCCTGTCCGTAACGCTCAAAGGCAGCCTCGCCGTGCGAAACGCCGCGCCCCAACGACGATGGGGATTGCTGGTAGTCATTAACGCCCGCCATCCCAGCCTGCGTCAGGCCAGCGTGGCCAGGCACAGGAACGTAGGCCCGTCGCTGCTCGGTCTGCGGCGACCCGCCTAACACCACCTCCTTGTGCGTATACACCGGGCTGCGCTCTTTGACCCGTGCCAGGAGTTCTTCTCTAGGCACCACATCCCGGCCTGCAATGACCTCATCCAGGTCTGTCGCCTTCAGTTCCCAGCCGGGCACACCTTCCTTGTATCGCTTCAGCAGGCCAGGGAGTTCCTGGACGCGGACGCTCTCTGGCATGGCCTCAATGGCTCGCTCCAGGCGGGAGTAGATGCCGGGGCCTGGGTTGTAGCCCAAGAGTCCGGCAATGACTCGCCCGGCGGTGTCAGGCTTGCCCATTCAGCAGTTCCACGCCCGCAACGATTTGTTGATCCGGCTGTCGGGGTCGTTGGCCGTCTCCTTGCTGGTCAGCTTCTCTTTCATCCCCCGCATGCGGGCGCAGAATGAATCCCTTCTTGGGCCACCTTCAGGCTGCGGGGGCTTCAGGTTCGCACCGTGCGCGCGGTTGTAGGCGGCCCGGCCTCTAGCGTTGAGCCCGCCATCGGGATCCTGTCCCTCCTTGCGGGTCCAGGCATCCGACTTCAGCCTGCGGATCTTGTCACCTTCAGCGTCCACGGATTACCCCCTGGCGGTCAGTCGTCATCGTCTTCCCACAGGAACCAGAACGGGTTCACATGGAGGCGATGATCTGGCGGACCATCTCGCCCTCTCGGTCCTTGCGGGCGATTTCCGCCTGCATCTGCATCATGGCTTGCGCATGCTGCATGCGGCGCATTTCCCTGGCCTGGGCCACGCGGGAATCGTTTTCCTTGCCCCACGCCCCCATGACCTGATTGGCCATGTTGTTGGCGAGCATGTGCTGATCGACGCCTGTGATTAACATTGGCTACCTCCTACCTACAAGTGCCTTTCTTCCTGGCGTTGCGTATCGCCAGCCTGACGAGCTGCTTCGCCACCATGGGTACGAACGGCAGCCGCACCTTCTGCCGCTCATGCTCTTCCTTCAGCCAGCCGACGATCTCGTCCAGGTTGTCCAGGCACCACTGGCAGCCGTTGGTATCCATGAGCCTGGCCCGCGTATTACATTTACATCCAGGCTTTGTTTCAATGCGAAGATACGTTTTGAGCAGCGCCTTCAGTTCAGCGCCTGGACCGGCCGATATTGACAGCCCCTGAGATGCTGGCTCGCACGCGCCGTCCACGCATACATCGCCTGGGCAGCAGTCGGCATCCACCTCGCATAATCCCCCCGGCGTTGGGTGGCATGTCTGGGTAACACCAAGCGAGTTCAGGTCCAGCTCCCAGCCCCCAGACACAGAAAGCGAGTCGAACCACGCCTGGTCGTCGCAGACACCCTCGTCGGCAACTGTCTGACAAATCCGGCACGTTTTTCGCCCCTGGCCGTCAGTGCCAGAGTCGGAGAAACCAGACGGGCACCCGGGCGTGTCGCCGGGATCGCCGCCCCAGTAAATCGAAGCCGAATAATGACAGTACAGCGCCTGGCTGCACTGCCCATCAACGCAACACCCGTCCGGACAGTCCTCGTCCGTCGTACACAACGGATCGCACTCCGGAGTCCCCCACGGCGGCGTTTCGTCACAGTCACCATGCTTGCACCACCAGCCGTTGTCCAGGAAGGTCGCCGGATAGTCCGGGTCTGGCTCCAGTGCCTCCTCAGATACATCTACCCAGGAGTCGCCGTCGCATTTCCAGATCCGCCAGTAGACCCCAGAGTCGTTTGGCGAGCCGTACGCCGCCTGGACAATGAACGTGCAGCCAGCGTGGGAATCCAGGTAGCCATCGGCCCACTGCACCCCCATGTCAGCGCCAACGCCAGAGAACTCCCCGGCGCTCAGATCGCAGGCACCATCGGCAACGATGCAGTCGTCAATGCCCTCGGTCCACTCCCCGGTGCGCGGCCCAGGCACCTGACACTCGCATGCGCTGCAGCCACAAGATTCAGCCTGGCACTCGCCGCCACAGCATGAGTAGCCGGGGTAGCAGTCCGCCGAGGACTCGCAGGGGCACCCTTCCTTGCAACAACAGCGACAAGCCACAGAATGCCCCCAGACGGCCGACCTAGTAGACAAGTGTCCACAGGCGTCACGGGGAGCTAACGGCCGTTAGAACGCAAGCCAGAGGCCCTGGCGACACACGGCGTCAAACAGGCCGTGGGAGGGTGGGAAAGTGGGTTTTGGCCGGGGGAAACATGTGGGGGCCAAGGGGGTGAAAAAAGTCAGGAGGGGAATTGACATGATTCGCTGCGGCGAAAGGGGGGGGGCGGGGTCGTCTGCCAAGCGGCGACAACCCCGACCCCTTGCCCGTCACAAGTCTAATGATTCCAACCCTTTACGCTTTGCCGTCAGTGTACCTAATCGGCTTTCGATTCCGTAAGGTCGCCGACCCGGCCCGATTTTGAACCCGGGCCGGGTCGGCGTGCATCGCCCCCCCCTACCCCCGTTTCGCCACGGCCTTGGCCATTTCCGACGCCATGTCGAAGGGCACAGTCCGCACGGCCGACCCGTCCCCGGCGGCGGCCGGAACCCCCCGCGTCGGCACGGTCGGCGGGATAAATCCCCGGCGGCGGGTCCGGCCCAGTATGGCCATCCTTGCGGCGGCGGTCCCGATATCGTCCTCCCCTAGTGCCGCTGTCTTAGCCTTGCCGATGGCCCGGTTCGCCACGGTCCCCACGTAGGGAACGTGCGGCCGACCCCTTGGCCCTACTTCCATCGTCGGGGGCAGCGGCTCAAACGCGATGCGGGTTCCCGACCCCGGCCAATAAAGCGGCCGACCCGACCGCGGGGCTAGCCCTGCAAACCCGCGGCCTAGCGTCCCGACCACCACCACCCTGTAGCGGGTCCGTTCCGGCTTCCCTTTCACGGGACGGCGGCGGGCCTTGCGTTGCCGGTCCGAAACGTACCGAAGCCCCTCGCGGGTGGCCGTTTCGATGGCTTCCAGAATCCTATCGGGCCGGGGCTGCCGGGCGTCGTCCGAAACTCCCCGGAAGGGGGACTTGTTCCGCCCCTCTTCACTTTCCCGGCTTCCGGGGTCACGGGCGGCCTTCCTTGCGGCGGCACGTTCGGCACGTTTCCGTAGCCGGTCCGTTTCGGTATCGCCGCTCCATCCCCGCATCCGCCATTGTCGGCAAACCCGGAAAACATAGTGCAACGGAGTGATACCATCGGGGACCGTTCCCGTCATGATATCCATGATGATGCGGGAGCGTGTTTCGTCTCGTTCGTCCGGGGATAGCGTTTTGGGGCTATCGTCGCCCGACCATTTTCGCACGTAGGCCGCTACGATTCTCAACATAGCGGCGGCAGTGGCATCGGACCATTGAAGCGGGTTCCGTTCGTTCGTTTCCATCGTCATGCCCTCCGTTAGATATCGGACTGTGCTAGGAACAATTCCGGCCGGGACGTCCCCGACCGGCGACATACATACTATCGGATGCCGTGCTAATGTCCACAATTATTTTTCGGAATTGTTCCGCCCCCAGTCCGCTATCTATCGTCGCCACCAACGGACGACCGAACGGACGATAATACAGTCCGCACCGGTCGTTTCGGGGGCGACAATCGCCCGTCTACTAGACGGTATGCGGACAGCGGCGGAGCAAAGATTTTCGGATTTTTGTTCCGGCCACAGTCCGTTATCTATCGTCCGATACAGCGGACGACGCGGGAAGTAAACGTATTACTTCCTGCGTATGCGGGCAGCCATGGGAGGTTTCCGTGATCGACCCAGACAACTTCGACATGTATGTCAACTACAGGCTCCATGCGTATCCGTATAACACGGATCCGTGGGAGGTGCTGTGGGCGGCGCTCTGGTTCGCCAGCAGCGTGTGATGCGGTCTAACGGGATTCGATCCCGGGCAGTGGGCGGGGATTCCTGCTGCCCGGGTTCGGTTGCCGTTTGACGGTGTCCGAATGCGGTCGGGCGTAGTACCCAGGTCTACGGGCTACGGGAACGCCAAGAGAACCGGGGAAAGCATTCCGTGCGCCCGGCTGCATTCGGCTACCGCCTGGTAGTCGGTTCTTTTCATGGAGGTGCATATGCGTGTTCGCTATGCACCGGCAAACGCCAAGCTCTCCCGTCTGGAGGCTCGGCTGGGCGTCAGCGTCTACTCCTTCGACATGCTGTCAGGAGTGACCTGCCCTGGTGCCAAGGACTGTAAGTCCTGGGCCGAGGTGCAGAATGACGGCTCCCGCCGGATCGTAGACGGGAAGCACACCGTTTTCCGGTGCTTCTCCGCCTCGCAAGAGGCGCAGTACAGCAACGTGTTCGATTTCAGGGAGGAAAACACTCAGGCCG